ACGGCTGCTGCGAAACAGGTTCGTGGTTTCCTGGATTTTATTGGACAGAAAGCTGTGGATGCAGGAGTCCTGCGTCCAGATCAGATTCGTAAGCACTATGTCAACCGGATGTATGAGCAACCTGCACTAAGGGACCGGCGGCAAGAATTTGTTGCAACGGTTCTTGGTTGGCAGCGGATCAATCTCCCACCGGAGGAGGTTCTATCGACTGCGGAACTTAATGCAAGAGTTGATCTACTTCTTGGCTCGCCAGATGGGATGGATAATTCCATTGATACAAAGGCAATTGACTACGAGGCGTTGGCCAAGCAGTTAAATATTACGGAAGAAGAGGCTCGCCAGAAGATAGCCGATTCGCCTAAAGGCATATTCAAATCAAGAAGCATAGAGGTGCCTGATTACATTATCCGAGATTTTCTTTCCGATGATATTGACCATCTACTTCGGACTTACGTCCGTCTTGCTTCCGCTGACATAGAAATTGTTAAACGATTTGGCTCTCTCGATATGAAGCAAACCTTTGACGAGATTCGAGGGAACGCTCGTATGATGGACGAGAGCGAAGGAGCGGAGGGTGATGACAGTGCTAAGTTTTTTAACCGTCACCGGACAAAAGCTGAAGATGAAATAAAAGAACTGATGGCACTCAGGGATGTTATCCGAGGTACTTATAAATTACCGGATGATCCATTCAGCTGGCAGTCACGTCTAGCCAGAGGAATTATGGATTGGAACAACCTTACCATGATGGGTAATGCTGCTGTGATGTCGTTGACCGATGTCGGCAAGCCGATTATGGCGAATGGCCTTGAAGCATCTTTCCAGGGAATGCGAACGTTCCTTACGGATTTTGAGACGTTTAAGATTTCAGCCAAGGAAGCGCAGCTGGCAGGTACGGCTATGGATCTGATCCTGCAAACCAGATCGCTTGCATTAACAATGACACCTGATCTGCCGCAGAGATATACCAGATTAGAACGGGGGTTGGGGTATCTAACAAATGCTTACTTTATTGCAAATGTTCTTTCACCCTGGAATTACGGCATTAAAAGCATGGATGGGGTCATACGCATCCACCGTGTGTTCGATCTAATCGAGCAGGAGCTTGCGGGGACAATTTCCCAGAAAAACCTAGCGGATCTCAGGGCTAATTATATTGACGCTGATATGTCCAAGCGTATTTGGGCACAGTTTGAGCGACATGGGGATACAGTTAACGGGTTGCGTCTTGCTCAAAGTCAGGCATGGACTGATAAAGAAGCGCTTCACTTCTTTCGGCGTGGATTAGCCAGGGCTATCGATACAGACATTGTGACACCACAGGCAGGCGATCTTCCTTTGTTCAGTTATCAAATCATGGGAAGGCTGTTAATGCAGTATAAGTCTTTTGTTGCTACCTCCCTCAACTCGACACTGATACCCGGTCTTCAAATGGCTGAATCCCGAACGCTATTCGGTATGATGATGATGGTCTGGATGGGCGGAATGGTAGCAATGTTAAGAGATAAGCAAAATGGGATACCGACAGCAGACGGACCACTTGAGTTTATTATAGATGGTATCGATCACTCCGGGGTCACAAGCTGGCTTGGTATGGCAAACAGCGCCCTGGAGGCCGTTAGTAACAATCAGATGGGTGTAAGGCCCCTACTGGATATAGGCCCTCACTGGGACACTCAGACTCGCTGGAAGGTGGGTTCGGTTTTGGGGCCGACAGCTGGCCAAGCCGTGAGAGCAACCGACATTGTTCAGGATCTTGTTACTGGGGAGGTCAATTGGAGGACGGCAGAGAACATGCGGGGCTTTGTGCCAGGAGGTAATCTTTTTTATACGAAGATGGGTAACGTAATTGATTTCAACCGCATGATAAAGACGGTGGAGGACTTCAGGGATTTGGAGTAGGCACACAAGATGTAGTGTGTCTTTGATAAAGTGGTGCTATATGTTCTGGTATGAGGTAAGAAAATGGTAGTTTCAACGACGATCTCGCGAGTAGAATACTCTGGCAATGCCTCTACTACGGTATTTGCCTATACATTCCGTATTTTTGCTGACGGCGATCTCAAGGTTTACATTGTCGACAGTGCTGGCGCAGCCACTTTAAAGACGATTACCACTCATTACACGGTTTCAGGAGCGGGTGACGCTAGTGGTGGTAACGTCACCATGGTCTCAGCCCCGGCTAGTGGCGAAACCCTGGTTATCGAACGCTCCGTTGCTTACACACAAAGCACCGATTACGTCGAGTCGGACAGTTTCAGCGCAAATACGCATGAGACGGCCCTTGATCGTAATGCCATGCTCACACAGCAGAACCAGCGTGACATCGCTCGTTCCATGCGCCTCGCAAAAGGTACGGCAGATACGGTATCGGTTGAGTTACCCGCACCCGTTGCCTCTCACTTTATTAAATGGAACAGTGACGCAGATGCTCTGGAAAGTGCCATCGGTACTGCGGATCAGGTTACAGTTACCGACTTTATGGCAACGGTCCTTGATGACGCGACAGCAGCGGCGGCTGCTACAACTCTCGGGCTTGGTACAGGTAATAGCCCACAGTTTACGGCTGTTAATGTTGGTGCAGCCAGTGATACTACCGTTTCCAGGGCAAGCGCGGGTGATCTTAATGTAGAAGGCAATATCGTTTATCGTGCTGGAGGCACTGACGTACCTGTTACAGATGGGGGTACGGGTGCCTCGACGCTTACCGACGGCGGAGTGCTTCTGGGAAGCGGAACGGCAGCACTCACGGCGATGGCCGTACTTGGTGACGGCGAATTTATCGTGGGAGACGGGTCCGGCGACCCTGTAGCCGAAAGCGGGGCGACTGCTCGAACGTCTTTGGGATTAGGAACGGGTGACTCGCCGACGTTCACTGCCGTCACTGCGGGTCAAGTTGATGTCACAGCACAGGGTGACGTGCGCTTTCAGGACGCAAGCGGCGGTCAGTACGCTGCGTTCCAGGCACCCGCGACGATATCGAGTGCACATACCTATACGTTGCCATCAGCGCTGCCAGCTTCCTCCAAACTCCTCCAGTCAACCGACGCCGGTGTCCTGACATGGGAAAGTGTGAGCGGCGTCTCGTTGAGCGGATCAACGGACAACACCGTTGCAACCGTCACCGGGGCGAATGCGCTCGCTGGAGAGGCCAAGCTGCTCTTCGATCCGCCCAAATTAACAATCGGCTCTGGAGCTGAGGAAGACCCCATGCTGGTCTGGGACGGTAACGCCCAGGACTGGTACGCGGGAATCGATGACACCGATGATGATTTCAAGATCGGGTTGGGGTCTACCGCTGGCACGACCGCTCACATCGTGATCGATGAAACCGGCGCAATCACAAAACCTCTACAACCCGCCTTTCATAGTCGGAATACAGCGAAGCAAAACAATTTTTCTGGCGACGGAACACAATATACCGTTCCGTTCGCCGGCACAGAGACGTTCGATCAGAACGCCGATTTTGACGGCACGACGTTCACGGCTCCGGTTGCAGGAACATATTTATTTACTTATGCTTTATCGATGGACGCCATTGGATCGTCTCACACTAACGGTCGTGTCGAACTCAAAACCTCCAATCGTGACTATAGGCAGAATAGAGTTAATCCATACTCCGTTGGTGCTGCCGACAACTGGGCTTTGCAGGGATCGGTCATCGCCGATATGGATGCTTCAGATACCGCGTATGTGACGATCATCGTAGGCGGGGGAGCAAAGACGGTAGACTTGAGTGGAGACGCTACTGGTGGATACACATACTTCGCTGGCTGTCTGCTGGTTTAAGAAAGGAAAATTAAAATGGCGTTAACGATTACAGTAAATATTTCAGATCACCAGGAGAAAGTTTTACTCAACGATCTCCTCGATATTGATGCTTGGATTCAAGCAGCAGTTGCTGGAAAACTTAATAAATGTAGTAAGAGAATGTCAGATCAGGCCAGACACGTATTGATGGCTGACGCAGATGTCGAGACCATGCCAGCTACAGATCAGGGGCTGCAGGAGGCCCTTCTTGAAAGGTCTGATTATAAAAATAGAGCAGAAGCAGCTAAACCAACGTAATGGTTTTCCGGTTCGTTGCCATCGCCTTTTTTTCAGGGTTCCTGGGAATCTCATCTGCGGCATTGGCGCAAGGCCCGGCCTGCGGCCATTACGCGGTCATCAGAAACATGATCGAACGCCAGTCTGAGACACTCAAGTTCAGGGGAATCAGTCAGACCGGGAGCCACGTTTCGGAGATTTTTGTGAACGACCGGGAGGGATCTGACGGTGGGTTCACGGTCGTTGTCCGACGTGCCCTCGATGGGAAAACCTGCGTTGTGTTTTCCGGGTTTGGGTTTGGAGATGTTCGTGGGGAGACGCCGTGGGCAGTCCCCGACGGTGAGGAAAGTTGATGGACGCTGAATCTAAATCCCTCCCGACACATGTTGCATTATGCGGAGAAAGGTACCGTACACTGGAAATGAGGATTCTAAGGCTGGAGCGGGTAACGCTCTGGGCCACGGCTGCGTCCTTAACTGGGATGGCCGGGGTAATTGTTACGTTAATTGCACAACTTTCTTGAGATGAACTATGTCAATCGTACAGTTTACGAAGCTGCTCGAAACTGTCGGCATCCCGGTTCTCACGGCAGGTGTCGCAGCATACGCCCTCTGGTTCATTCTGAAATGGCTTCTAGTAAAGTTCAGTAACGATTTCGAGGCTCAACTAAGGGACATGGCTTCTGAGATTGACGAAGAACTGCGAGATACCAGGACTCAAATAGTTGAAACAAAAACCATTTTAATTAGGTTGGTGGATAGAGTGCGTCTTTTGGATCAGTCCCTTCTTGAGCACGATGCTGTCGCCAGAACCATATGGGGGATCAATCCTAAAACTCAGCGTAAAAGGACAAGGGCCGAACGCCGTGATGAATTACAGGAAGAATTGCGGAACATCGGAAAGAATGGTGACCATTAATGAAGGCATCGACTAGATGCCTCGTTATAGGTGATGCACATGATAGCCCCGCCATCACTGATAAGTCGCGGTTTAAGTGGATTGCTCGTTATGCTACGAAGCACAAGATTCCTCACATTAAAAGCGTTGGCGACTGGGCTACATTTGACTCAGGAAGCCAGTACGAATCCAGGGCAACAATTACTGGTAGGGATAAGCCAACTTTTGAGCAAGACATGCGTTCACTTGAGGCAAGTCTTCTGGCGTTTCGTAGCGGTTTTGGTAAAGGCTATTCCCCCCACCTCGCCATTACATTTGGGAACCATGAAAACAGAATCAGACAATGGGAGAACCAGAACCCGGAGGTCGAGGGCCTCGTATACAGCCGCTTATGCGAACTGTTTAGCCAAGCCGGGTTCAAATACCGCCATTATGGAGAATGGGATTACCTTGCCGGGGTCGGATTCACGCACATCCCCTGGAATATTATGGGCAAGCCATTCGGGGGGCAGAATCCTGAGAGGCAGATCGCGAACAATGCGAAACATAGCTGTGTCTGGGGACATACACATAAGGGAAGGGGGCCTTTGAGTGCTGCCAAGGTAGGGGATAATCAAAGGATCGATGTCCTGGATGTTGGATGCGCTCTGCCAGACGGGCATGTGGAGAACTACGCCTTGAATAGTATGAGTGGCTGGACATACGGAGTCTACGACCTGGCTCTTTCTGACGGTCTTATCCAAAGTCATAGATTTATATCAATGCGGGAACTGGAGCAGACCTATGGCTGACTACTGGTATGTTGCATCGCCTTACAGTCTTTACATATATGGCAAGGAAGCCGCTGCCAGAGAAGTCGGGATGGCAGCACTTGAGCTTGCAAAGCGGGGGTTTTATGTCTTCTCACCAATAGCACATTCGCATGCAATGTGCCTGACAGATCCTCGGCTAAAGGACGATGCTTTCTTTTGGGAGTCACAAGATCGACCTTTCCTTGAGTTAGCGGCGGGGTTAATTGTTGTAAGGATGAGGGGATGGGATGAGAGTATTGGTGTGGATCACGAGATTCGATGCACCAGGGAAATGAAAAAACCGATTTTGTATCTGGAATGGAATGATGAAAGCAGAGCAGATCTTGACGAAAGCGGGTTCTCTAATCTCGGGAACAAGGGATCAGGAACACGGGGAAAGGCACGAGAATTTCAGAACGATAGCGGAGCTGTGGTCCCCATTATTGGGGGTCACGGTAACACCGACCCAAGTGGCACTGTGCATGGCCCTTCTTAAAATAGCCCGAGCCAAGAACGGGACATTTAACCTCGATGATTTTATTGATGGGGCAGGATATATGGCGCTTGCAGGAGATCTAGGAGAAAGGCAATGAGCTTTGTATCGGCAGAGCATTTCTCTTATGCAAAAGACTGGGAATGGGAGAACTTCTCACCAAAGGAAATGGCATGCCAAGGGACCGGTAGACTGTTTGTTTCTAAATACTTTCTGGATCTGCTCCAGGAGCTTCGCAGGACGCTCGACACGCCCCTTACCATATCGTCTGGCTACAGGAGTCCAGAGCACAACCAGAGGGTCTCCTCGACTGGTACAGCCGGTCCACATACTACAGGCAAAGCTGCTGACATTTTATGTCACGGGCGTAATGCGTATGCACTTATGGATGCGGCGTTGAAACTAGGGTTTACCGGTATAGGGGTTCAGCAAAAGGGGTCGCTACCTAGCCGGTTTATACACCTCGACGCCTTAACCGTGGACGATGAAATGGTTCGTCCTACAGTCTGGAGTTACTGATGCTTGGCACTCTGATTTCAACTATCCTGCCTATGGCAGAAACGATCCTTGATCGTGTGGTCCCCGACAAAAATGCGAAGGCCAAAGCCTTAAGAGATCTGGAGCACATGCTGGTCGAGGCCGAGACAAAGGGACAGCTGGCTCAGATCGAGGTCAATAAAATTGAAGCGGCCTCCAGGTCCGTGTGGACTTCTGGCTGGCGCCCGTTCATTGGCTGGTCATGTGGTTTCGCAATGGCTTACGCCTACGTCGTTCAGCCAATTTTGGTTTTCGTCCTTGCCCAGTCTGGTTACCTGATCGAATTACCTCGGGTTGAGTTGGCTGAGATGATGCCGATTTTGTTGGGGATGCTCGGGCTTGGAGGGCTTAGAAGTTTTGAGAAATACAAGAAGATTTCAAAATGAGCTTCAATATACGAGACGTTAAGAGATACGGTCGGTTGTTCGAGAAATGTCCCTGGTGTGGATCAGAGACCAGAGCCGTCCGGGTCGGTGGGCATGAGCAGTGCGGGAAATGTCACAGAGTTATCCGCGACTGCTGCGATGGTGAGGTGGCTACTTAGGGTGTTACCCCATCGTACTCTGCATTCCACTGACATATCTCTTACACTTGGGGCATAAGCGAACATGCCTTGACTCACTGTCAAATATTTCCTTGTTGCACATTGGTCCCAAACATTTAACGCGAATTTTCTTGGCCAGACTTTTTCGCCCCATAGTTTCAAAGATGAAGGGCGTTTTCCTTTCTTCGCTCTGATTAGACATAGGGATCAATCTCCTCTTTCAGTTCATCCAGGCGGCACTGCCACCGTGGATAATCGGTCCAATCGAAGTCGTTAAGAACATTGAGAAGAAGTTTCTGTTCGCTGGAGGGCAGATTATGTCTGCGCCAGGTCTGTGCAGCAGACCACAACAGAACGGCTCGTTCTTCCAGCGTATCATTACAAGGCATTTACTGTTCTCCGGGTACCACTGTTTACTACGCTAACGCCGAAACCCTCTGTTCGCCACGCATCGGAAGACGCAAGGTCTTTAAGGGCTTTCTTTGAGGCGTTGAATGTTGAAGCGGATGCTTTGTTTTCAAGGAAAGATGTGGCGGCAGATGCCCATGCGTTGGAAGAGGGGTGGTTGGCATCGATTGTTTCGATCTTACCCTTTGTAATCTCAGGGATTTTCATTGAAGCTCCGTCCATCTTTGGTGGAATCTTATTTTTAACGCAGTACCAGAAGGCGTCAATTTTTACGAGCAACTGGTTTATGAACTCATCATCTCGTTGGAGTAAGTGCCAGTCGTGTGTTCCATTATCAAAGAACACACTGAGATAGGCACGTTTCAAATTTGTAACATAGAGATAGTGCTGTATTTGAGGGTAATAAAGCTCGGCTACGTGGATTATGGTCTTTGGAATTTTCAACTGATAGTTATAGCCATGTGTGTGTTTGGCTTCAAAGAGAGCTTTGCCGCCGGAGATGAAATCATCATCGATAACAAAGCCGTCCATTTGCCCGACGCAATAGTCACGCTCCTTTGAGACACTGACGCCTACTGATTCTTCGACCTGGAATCCAGTGATCTCCCCAAACCATTCCCGATTGAACTGTTCAGTAGCTTGCCCCATTCGTACTGGAAGTTTATTGGATAGGTCCAGCGGAGGCTTCTCTCCAGTCAGTTCCTGCCAGAGTGTATAAAGATTGGATTCGTACACTGCTCCATGTGCAATAACATTTGCAGCAGTGCCACCAATTTTATTGTGCCGCTGGTACATCTTGATTTTTCTCCCATTCAGAGCGGCCTAAACTTGGTGCATTGTGAGTCATCCAGCCAAACTTTATTAACTCTTCACAAAGCTGACTGATTGGTTTGTTGCTTTTCACAGCATAGGTCTCAAGCTCTGCGTAGATTTCATCAGGAATCTTAATAGTAACTAATGACGGGATGCGTTGCATTTTTGTTTCGCTCCATAAATTGCTGTGTTGATTTGAGACCAGACCTCTGCGTATTCACCTGTACGGGGTGCAGAGAAATGGTGGTCAAAGAATCGATGGATGTTGACTGTACTCATTTTCATATAAACAAGATCCCAAATGACACTAACCATTGTGTCATGGAAGCACCCTGGCCTAGACATTCTAAGCTGTTCGCGTAGCACCTTGTAACGCTGCTCGCCTTTAAGACCCCTGCGTGGGGCAGAAAGGTCATTTGTATCCAGGGATGGCCTGGATCGCCACTGAGAGGGTTTAGCTTCTGGAGGCCCCATGGTGCCAAATTCTTTCTTAAGGGCACTGAGTAGCCCTGCAAGGTCTTTGGGGTTAACGGTCGGGAGAGCCGCCGCCTCATAATTCAGAGGTGACTCGTCGATCCATTCATACGGTCTTGATGTAACGGCATGCAGACCGAAGGCGACAAACTGACGTCCTCCTCCCAAGACATCGAGTGACTCTCCCTTAACTGATTTAACTGGTTCCAACGATTGATAGACACGCAAGGACCGAGGGGATCGACCGATACGCACAAGTGGGGTTGGCCCTATGATCTCATCTGTGATGGCCTCCATACGTGTTGCCTGATCTCTGTCGTCAGCGTCGATGTCCAGTGCCCAGATATTTGACGCTTTACCACAGGCAAATCCTACAGAATAATCAGGGTACTTGATTGACCAGAAAACAGTCTCGTGCTCAAAGGGCAATCGGTTACAGTATTCTGACCATGTTTTAATCGCTGGTCGTTTTGTCTTTGGGATGACTGGTATTGGCGACCAGCCAAGTTCAAGCAACTCTGGTGCAACATTGCTGAACTTCATTACAATTCTCCCGCTTAATGTTCCCTGTAAAATGATGGCTTGATCGATCTAAGAACCTCGATGCAATCGTCTACATAAACTTCGCCGTTCCGCCCACAATGGTTCTGAATGTGGCAAAGAAACTTCTGTGCCCAGGGAGGGGTGGGTTCTTTCCGGTACATACCTATGCCGAATGTTTCACGCGATACCCATGCGAAGGGCTCGTCAAAGACATGAGCCAGGAAGTTGGCTATTGGACAAGACTCCGGGTCTTCACCATGACCTGCAATGTTAGACAGAG